TGTGTGAGCCCAATGGTCTCCTGCGCTGTTTCGTCCAGACTATAGCCAACGTTCTTTAGGAACGCACCCATTGTGGCTGCCAGGCCATTGAATTCGCTTTCGGCCATTCCTGCGCTTACAGCTGACTGCGCTCCAAAATTGTGAATAATACCAGCCGATTGCCCGAACACCACGTTGACGGCATTCATTGATTCTTCCAGATCGGATGCCATCATGGTCGCCTTGACGCCAAATGCGACAATCGGAGCAGTCAACCCTAGCGTAAGTGTCGTTCCCGCCTTGGAGAGACCTGCCCCAACTTTTGCAAGACTCGCGCCAATAGACGAGGCTGCTCCCTTCGCTCTGTTCTCAGCATCGGACAGCCCGGAATTGAAATTGCTTGAGTTGAGACCCAAGCCTACAATCAGCTCGCTTATTACGCTCATTCGCTCATCCCCTGGAACGCGGCGGTTATCATGCGCGCCTTAGCCAATAATATCTCTGGCGACTGCGCTTGTTTTTGTCGTTTTGTGATTGGCATAAAGTCCTCTGGCTCGTATGGCCGCCTTTTCTTTTTAGCATCTCTGTTGACATTGGCAATGACACCAGCCACGACACCAGTTTGCCGCCAATCGTCTCCAAATGGTTCCAGATTGTAGTATGCCATCCATTCAGATATCTGCGCCGACGACATGCAGCGAAGCAACAAGTCTACATTCCACTCTCCGCAGGCCAGCGCGAGTCTGTGTGCGAATTTTCGCGCTGGCCTGTCAGTTAGTTTTTTTCAAGTTTCTTAACGTCTGTGCTTGTCAGTCCAGCCAGACGTTGAGCAACCTCGAATGCCCGGTCGAGAGCGGATGCGTTTTTCTTGCCAAGTTCTTCCACGTCCTTGTCGCTAAAAAGACGGTTGCCATCTTCGTCAACTATCGTCATGGAGCAAAGTCGAGCGCGCAGGTTTATCAAGTTCATATTCGACTTGCCTTGCGCGTTGACGTTCGCAACGGACGACTCCAGTGTATCGCGCTCTTTGCCCGTCAGTGTTCGCACCCAGATGTCCCCGCCCCACTCTGGGATGGATACCAATTCGCGGGGCAGGTCTTCGGATTGTAGTATTTGGTCTCGTGTTAGTGCCATTGTGCGATTATCCTGTGGTCTAGGTTATCGTTGGTTGTCCAGTGATCTTGAGCGTCACGGATGCGCCAAGTGAGCCGTCAACGGGGGCTTTAGGGACAAAGCCCGTGATGTATGTCGAGATTGTCCATGTGGTCGATCCCACATCAGGCCAAACAACCTGGAAGTTTCGGTTGGTGCGATTCGTCATGTCTTTGATGAGACCGGCTCCGACATCGTGCGTGTTTTCGGTGGGGATGAAGTTGATATCGAAAGTCACTTCACCGGGGTCAAGCAACGTGGCGACAAATTCGCGCCATGCGCCTGTCGCTGTCTGGGCAGTGACGTCTTTGGTCCCCAGCGAGAAGTTCGGGCCGCTGATGTCCAGCAATTCGGCGATGGTGGTATACGCATCGGGAGTAGCCCCATCGCCAATTTTTACCAATGTTCCAAAAGAACTAATTGCGCTTGTCATTGTTCACCTCGTATGCGCTTCGGGCAAGCCCCAACATGCGCTTTGATCATAGTTTCGTTGTCGATAAAATCGACTTCGCAGTAATTACATTTGTATTGCGGGCGACCTTTCCAGTCGCCGACCGTATAGCCAAAGTCATAAGCATCTTCTGCTATTGCTGCGGCAACCGGAATATCTTCTGCTACTACAACGGCCTCGGGCTCTACCGCTATATCGGGGAGCACTACAGGCTTGACAGCTTTTGGGGTTATTCGCTTGTTTGTCATGGCAGTGTAATCACTCCCAGCAATACGTCCACGGCGGACGCTTGCAAATAGACTGATCCATCTGTCTGCTCCCAGCCCAATAAACTCATTGGCCCGAAAACCCTATAGCCGTCCGCCGCAATGGCTTCGGTTGTGATGGTTCCAGATCGCCCGAACGGATCAGCAACACTCGTGATAGTTATAGTTTGCTCGGCGACATTGGTATTGTGGACTATCAGGAAGTCGTTCCCGCTGGCCACAAACGAATTCAGGTCGGCAATGTCTGCCGCGTTCATTGTCAGCGTTGTCAGTGCTGCTTGATAACCGCCCAAGGCGGTCGTTTTGGTCAGTGCTGTCCTAGCCATAGTTTATTCTCCTTAGGGTAATGTAACGACCCCGATAAATACGAGAGCATTACTTGCACCTACTAATATCGTGCCTGCGGTCTGCTCCCAGCCGACCAGGGCCATTGGCCCAAAGATTTTGTATGCTCCCGCAGCTATTGCCACTGCCGACAAGCTACCGGAGCGACCATAGGGATCAGCTACACTGGTAATGGTCACGGTATACGGCGCGCCCCCGGTATTATGCAAGATCACTAAATCCTTCCCGCTGGCAACAAATGAGTTTTGGTTTCCGACATCCGCGGCAGTCATGGTCAGCGTTGTGGTTGCGGACTGGTAAGAACCCAGGGCGGTCGTTTTGGTTAATGCGGTTTCTGCCATGCTATCCTCCGTGCCAATACCTGACTTCGATTATTGGCGTAAACAAGCCAATGTCTGGCTCGTTCGTATCTCTATATGATTTTACGATGGATGCCTGTACTAATAGGTCTCCCATCGTGACTTTTTTCCCATGCAGGGCCGCTTTGATTTGAGCAATGATTGCATGGGCGTTTAGCCTTGTCGATGACCAGACTTTGTACTGGTAGCTCGTATCTTCCAGATGCGAGTCTCCGCTTTGGCACACTGTCGGGACGCCGGATACCCTGGTAAATGTCACGCATGGTATCGTTGCTCCCTGTGGCAGCGCATCCGGGTAAATGCGTGTACCAATCAAAGCAATCAATCCGGCATACGCTTTCAGATAGGCGACCTGCGCTATGTCAATCGTATTTGTCATATCAGTTTCGCCAGTTGAACGCCCATCGCCTGGACAATCTTGCCTTTGTTGTCATTGAGCGCCGGGCGAAGATATGGCCTCGCTGGTATCTCTACCGATTTAGTTTTGACGAAGTTTCCGTCAACCACGAAGCACAGGTACGGAGCATTCTTGGCTTTGATAGTGCCGCCAAATTCGTGAATGGCGGCGTAGATTACGTTAGTACCAATGGTTACGCTGGCGGAATGAGCGGTAGTTTTGCCAGCCTTGACATTGATACTGTTCATCAGATTGCCGGTAGGATGCCGATATAACTTCTCGCGAATATTTATCTCGGCAGCGCCCTCGACAACAAAGCCGCCAGCTTTAACGGCGGGCAAGAGCTTCTCGCCAGAAGTGCGGCGAAGGATTGCCGCAATGTCGGCGGAAAATGCACTTGAGTCAATCGTGACAGTCGTTTTCATATCGTTTCGCCTGCCGGGACAACGCGCTCCAAGCGGAGCACCAATCCAGACGGCCCGCGTTCTGGTTCTTCGAGAATGCCGTAGACAACAGGCTCAATTGCTTCGCCGTGTCGCATAATAACTTTGATGCGATATGTCGCGGCGACGGCAGTGTCAATCGGAAGCCTGATTGTAGCGTCCGCCTTGACGGTGGTTTTGTCCACCGACCTGGTCTCACTGCCACCTGTGGGATCGAAGCCACATATCAGCGGATCTCCATCTGACCAAGTGCGGATAAGCTGGCCTACGCTGTCCGAGGTCTCCGTGAATGTTTGAATTACACAGATATCCATCATTGACGATATTTGCGTTGATCTCATTCGCGAAAGTTCGGTCGCTGTTAATGTGCGCATATCAGTTGGTCAAATCTTCAGTAGTATCGTACACCGGTACAGGCGACTGCGTAATCGTTGTCATGCTTCGCCGCGCCCGGTAATAACGACTCTGCTTCATTGCTTGTTCATAGGCCTGCGAGCGGGCGTATTGTCCACCGTCCGCTGAGTAGTCGAAGTCCTGAGACAAGATGCTGGACTTCTCCGCCCAAATATCAGCAGCGGCGGCATTCAGATCATACGTTGCGATCCAGTCGGGGTTTTCGTCAAGCGTACCCGGCGTGGTGGTCGACTCGATTGTGGGCGGTTGCCCTCGCGCGTCTACCAGCGGGTAGTACTCGATATATTCCGTGATTGCATCGTCATCGTAAGTCGTTTCGGCCGGTTCGTTCGTCATCCGCCGAATACGTGCTATCTGAGTTGCCGTCGCTGCCATGGGTTTACCTTTTTACGCCAGGCGGATGTACTCAAGGTACAAATCGCCAGCCATGCCCACCGTAGTAGCTGAGCCGGTGAACGTAATGTATTCGCCGACTTCCCAGATAACAGCTTCTTCGGTTTCGCTTGCTCCCGCGGCTTGGCAAGAAAACGCCTTTCCGCCAACAGTGGCCTCAATGCAATCAAAGGTGCTGAGAATATCAGTTGCTTTGACTCCAGTAGTTCCAATGCCGACATCAAAGTTAGCCGCTCCAGTCGAACCGGTCGCGAAATAGACATAGGTTCTGGTAATGCAGAGCCGGACACCTTCGGGGTTGATAATTTCACCCAGCCCGGCGGCAGCAGCCGAAGCCGCACCAGTAATGGCGATCTTCATAAAGCCGCGCTGATCAGTTAGTACGTTTGAAACAGTCATTTTTGTTTGCTCCTATCCCCGCCCATTGCTGAGCGGGGGTGATTGATTTTATTTGTTTGCCGTGTTTAGGTTTCCGTCACAGCAATCATCAGCAAACCACTGGTAACGTGGTCGCCGTTCATGTCCGGGGCGAAAACGTATGTCAATGTGTCAGCCACCGCAGTACAACCCGCGAAGCAGTTATCCCGCCCGCGCAGAATTGTTTGGTGTCCAGCAGCGGTTGAATTGTCATCAATCGCCTGAACTTGGACAGTGCCGCCGCCGAAGTTGTTGTGGAACAAACAGTTTTCGTACCACGTAACCCAGGGCACGGTGACGATGTCGGCATCGATGTAGACGTGCGCGTGATTGGACGGAGTACCCCCGCTCCAGGCCAGGAATTCACAGTCGATGAATTTGTTCCGTGATGTTGCTCCTGCGCCATGCAACCAAAGACCGTAGCTTGCCTCGCTACGGAAATTTGTCAACTGGCCGATAGTGCAACGCACAAACGCATTTTCGTCTCCACCCAGCTTCAGAGAGAAACTTGCAGCAGTCGCCGAAGTGGGCGACATGAAGAACACGTTTTCAAAGTAGTTGCGTTCTCCAGTTACGGCAGCGACTCCCGATGCAACCCCAGTCGCCTTCTCTTGATTGAACTGCATGTTTTTGACAATACAGCCGTTGCCGGAGAAAGTGATGATGGGGGTTACGGCGATTGCAGCCTGTGTGACTACACGGCTACGCTGCCCCAGACCAGGCATTTCGGATCCAACGCCAATCAGGTGAGTATAGCTTTTGCTCCACGCAATCGCGGCAGCCGGATTGCAAGCAGCAGCACCAGCTAGAGCAAGCACAACATCGTGCTGGTCAGCGGTGCATTTTGCATAGGCGGCTTCGATTGTTAGAAGGGGCGATGTCCAACTTGTGCCGGTGTTGTTGACATTGCCGTTGACCGGGTCGTAGATGTAAACTTTCGACTTTGGCCCGCGGGGAATGCCCATCTGAGCCACGTATTCATTGAGATTTCTTGGATATAGACTCATTGTATTTTCCTTATGCGGTCAAAACCGCGAACGGGTAGCCAGTGCCAGAGTCCATCCGAGTGATCGGGTGGGGTAGGGCAAAGCCAACACGCATAACGGCGCGCAAGGCAACCATGTCCTGTTGAGCCAGGTTCATTGTGATTGTGCCAGTGGCATCCTGAAGTACGGCCTGATCCAAGATTTTGTACGTCACGTCTTGGCGCATGGCATAGACCAGATGATTCCACATGCCGGCGAAAATCCAATATGTCGAGCTAATCCCGCCGTGGAGGGGGAAATAGACCGGCGTGCCATCAAGTTGGTACGAAGTGCCAGTCTGCATGCCCTCGCGCTTGAAAATCAGGCCTCCATCGCTGTCACGGACGTTGCGCAGCTTACCGCGCATGGTCATGTGAGCGATATTGCCAGTCACCATATAGCCATCTTGTTCGACAAGCCCATACAGGCCAGCAACAGCGGCAGCTGTTTCGCCCAGGATGGACTCGTACAAGTCGGTATAAGCAGCGTTGGAAATCTGATGACTTGCAGCATTGCAGCCAGCTTGCAGGCCAGCGGCTCCCAAGTTGGTTGTCCACGACGCGGGGATATTGGTCCCATAGAGCACCGCGGCGTCAATGGCTTTGCCAAACGCCTCTTCGATGGACGGGCGGATCTCTGCCCAAACATCGTAATCGGTGTCGTCAAGCACGGCTTCGGGAATAGGTACAATAACAGCCAGTTCTTCGGCGTCAACGTACTTGTTTTCCCAATTAACTTCGGTGGTTTGCTTCAGAGATGTTTCGCCCGCCAAAAAATAGGCAGTTGCAAGCGCAGACATTACAGGCATACGCCGTTGAGAGCGCGCCATAGGCTGCAATTTGTGTCCAAGTTGCATGACTGCGGATTGGTGAGTCACGTTGGTGAGCAATTCTGCGGTCACTTCCTCGGGGATAAGCGCAGCAGCATCGCTGCGGGAAATGTAGGTGTTGTAAGCCATTTTCTATTACTCCTTATTGAGCAGGGCGTCCCGTGGAGGCCCGGATATAGGCGTTCATGCCACCAGTAGCCAGGGGGGGAGTTGCCCCGGTTCCAGTGCCCGCATTGCCTTTCGGAATTGGCTTCGCTTCGGGAGCGAATAGCTGCGGATACTGGCTTTTGAGTTGATCGAAGTTGCAGTCGCCGTCACTGTCAACAAGGCCGTCTTTCTGCGCTGCCATGAAAGCCAGTTCAAGATTGTTTGTCTTGGCGTCATGTGCGGCGGCGTAGAACTTTTTCTCTCGTTGCGTCTCGGCGAGTTGGTCGGCCAGCGAAGTAAGCTGCGCTTTAGTCTGGTTCCCATCTTCGAGTAGTTTGGCTGCGTCCCGCAAATCCTTCTCGAATTTCTTGGAACTCTTACGTTCGGCGTCCAGTGCGCTTTTTAGGCCAGTGACCTGTCCAGCTAACATGGTCTTCACTTCGTCTGGTTGTTCGGCAATCCAGGCATCGTAAACCAACGGTGTCACACCGGTGGTCTCTGTTGCGGGATCGGTTGTTGCTGTTTCATCTGGTGTAGGCATCTCGCCATTTCCTTTCCCAGCATCACGCTGAGTTAAATAAAAAAGGGGCTACCTTCTCTTTCGAGAAAGTAGCCCCGGTATCAACACTGTTGTGGCGGTATCTGGCCGCCAGTGGGTCGTGTCGGTTGCTTAGGTCACGGTGTTACCCGCTAAGTTGTAGTTTCATTGTACCACACTTTTATTTGTGTCAAGCATTTCGTCCGTTTCGTCCACCAGTTGTCCCGCTATTCCCTCCGCCTTGCCGACTTCTCGCAGTGTCCACGCCACCGGCAAGCCGTCTTTGTCCGTTGTGATCCATAGCTGAATCAGGCACGTCGCCGGAAGCGCGGTCATGCGGAGTTGGAGCTTTGCGGACGGGGTAAGCGGGACAGTGATATTTTTCATAAATACTCTAAAATCCGAGGCCACACGAGCCTGTCTAAGGCGTTAAAAGCAGTAGACCCATATATCCATACCCATCGTTTTTTGTGGTTTTCGCCACTCTACCCCCATATATGGGGGTCATGGGTATGTGTGCCCCCATATATGGGGGGTAAAGCTGGTTTCTATCCCACATTCGGGCTTATTTATCATAATTATAATGTGGATAATGGACAATTATCATGCATGGGAAGCGTCCTGGGGCGAGTAGACTCGTTATCAATCTGTCCATCTGTCATCTCCGCCAAATATGCACGCGCCGCATCGAAAAGCATTTCTGGTATTATTTCGTCGATGAGTTCTGCATCGCCTAATATCTCCCGGCTAACGGGAATTATAACTTTGATGTCGGGCTGGCATTCATCTAATTTGACAACGGCCCATATGAGTACCATGCCATCTGGGAGATCAAGTGTCTCGAGGTCACTTATTTCCGGTGCATCACTATCGAACATTTTGTAGTGCTTGATGTAGGCATGGTAACGTTTTTGGTGAGTCAGCTGCCACCAGGCAGACGCATAGGTAGTATGGCGGTCTCTCTTGGTATCTAGCTGCTTAGGTGGAGCCGAATTTATCCGCGTCCGCAGCGAAGCCCTCTTCGGGCGCTCTTCTATTTCTTGGCAATACCCATAGCTGCTTTCTGTTTCTTCTTCGCAAATTGGGCACTGGACTAAATTGCTTCTATATTTTATGTCGTGTTTCTTGCATATTGTCCAAAACATTTTGTGCTCCTGTTCGGCCTATTCATTCCCGCAGCCACATGTTCGCCTTCCCCAATACCCAATTAGCCACCCGCATCCACACCGGAGCCTTTTTGCCACGGCGATAATACTCCGAGCAAGA